GCATCTATTTGTATCATTGCGTACTTTTTCATAACTTTCTTTAGTTTTCTTTAGTTTTCTATATATAATTATAATGATAAAAAATAATAAGAATATTTATCAATAAGATTAATAGAAACATACATGGCAAGAATCAAAAAATATGCTGATAATTTAAATCAAACTCTAACATCATTTCAAACTCTTGTTAATGATACTAATCCAAATTCGGATTATTTTAGAATTACTGAATTTAAAGAAGCTTTTACTGGTGGTAAAAACGGATTTTTAATAGAGGGCTCTGAATACCTAAAGGAAACAACTGAAATTAAAATACAAATTTTAGATGTTAATGGAGACCCAATTTATTATGAACCTGGTAATGGAGTTCCTGAATATTATGAGGGATTATCTAAACCAATTGCAGTTTATATATACGAAGATACTCCAATAGGCGAAGCAAAAATAACTATTCTTGGTGAATTAAAAACATTCAAAGATACCGATGGGGTTACGAAAGATATACCAGATGATTGGAAAGGTGTTTATAATGTAAAATGGGAGAGAAGCTTTAAGGTAAATAGATTACTATCAAATGAAGATAAAGTAAGATTTTATAGAAGACCAAATGTAAGCATAATTGAAGTAGTTAAACCAATATTTTCAAATGTTGTTGCGCCAAAAATACAAAAAGGTTATATTAATGGTACTCCATTAGCACCTTCCGTAAGTGCATCTTTAGCAAACTATACATCGCCAGCATCGTATCTATTAACAACAACAGATGATACATTTTGGACAGCTTCTGTTGTTGGTACTTATTTAACATTTGATGATACCTCATACAATCCATTGGTATCAAGCATTATAAACACTAGAGAAATTATAGTACAACCACCATATACAAATAGTAATGGATTAGTTGTAAATTTATCAGAAATAGGATATACGGCATCTTTTAATTATTCAGAAGGTGTAGATAATTTAAAAACGGCATTGACTGGTTCTTTTGCTAAAATAACATTAGCAGATTTAACAACATTTATTGGTGATTGTGCTAGGGTTAAAATATTTAGAAAATCACAATCGGATTTATCTGATTTTCAATTTGTGCAAGAAATACAATTGGAATCAAATGAATTATTAATTGATTTAGAATCTACAACAAAAAACCAAGAAAATTATGGAATATTTGATTCTACTAATTTTAAATCATATTGGGTAACTTCATCAAATAGTTTAGTTACAGCATTTGACCAAATATTTTTATTTGATTCTGTTAAGTTAAATAGTAGTAATGTATTGACATCATTCTATACAACAAAATCACTAAACATAACAGAAAATATAGAATACACTTTAGATTTTAATATAAGAAAAGAAAGTGTAGGATTTGCGTATGAATATATAGAAGCGTATTTAAGTGGTTCTAAACAATCTGTTGTAAATGGCACACCAACTACTGTACAAGTAAAACAAAGTATAACAACATTAGAAACCCAAAACGCTTTACTTCAAAAACAAAATATTACTGAAAATATAAAAGCTGAGCAAATAGATAATGCTAGATTATATTTCGATGTAAAAGGAACAGGGTGGCATATATCGGATGTAAGTTTAAAAGCATCTCAAGAAACAGCATTTTCTCCCGATGAAATAACATTCATACAATCAGTTCCAAGAAGTTTGCCTGTTGAAACATTTATTTATCGTTTTGAGTTTTATGATATAAATAATAATTACATTCCTGTATTGGTTGAAGAAACTAAAACATTTGATGGTGGTAATTTACAAACAATTAGAAAAGGATTAAAATTAGTTCCATCATTGGGAGGATTTCAATTTGATTCTGGTTCAAACCCAGTACCACCAACAATTATAACAATCGATGAACAAAAAACTTTATTAACAGGTTCAGTTCATTATACATCTCAATCATTTGATTTTTTTGGTAATGACTTATCTGCATCGGGAGCATATACTGGTTCTGGTCAACAATTTCCTGGTTTACTATTGGGAATTGGTACTGATAATGTTCGTATGACAGTTTCTAATTTTACTGGTTCTAGAAGTGATATAAATGTTCAATTGGTAAAATTAACTGGAGAGGTAGAGGGATATACCGATACAATTAACATATATAAAATATTAGATGGATTTGGTGGTGTAAATCATATTATTAGACCTTATAGAGGAACTCAAATTAGAAATAGTAGTACCGCTTCATTAGAAATACAAGCAGTAAGAATAGATGGTATCAACGATATATTATTACAAAAAGGTTCTTTAAAGAATTATGGAAATATTCAATTACATATAATATCACGATCAGCGGATGGTACTGAAAAATTTGTAAACTTATCATATGTTACTGCTAGTAATATGATTCCGGGTTTAACTACTGGTTCTCTGGGTACAAAAGAAATTGATTATAACGCAACATTTACTAGAGATTCGATAGATTTTAGAAGGGTAGTTTATTTAATGCCATCATCATCTGCAGCTGGTAAATTTGCATATGAAGCATCTTCTTCTGTATTGGCATCTATTATATTGGAGGATTTGCAAGATGGATTGGATAGTGGTATTGTAACATATAACGCAGATTCATTTACAATAAACCCAAGAACAGATACTCAATTTAAACCTGTGTTTGGATTTGCAACAGCATCATTTAATAAAAGAGCAACCGCAGCAGGTATCCAAGAAGCAGTTACTGCATCGTTTGAAATATACCCATCAATGTCAATAAACAAAGATTGGGTTCCTGAATATTGGTTATATTATAATACACAAAGTTTAGACTCAACATTAACTGTAACTGCTATTGATGATAATAAAATTTTAATACCTTCACAAAAGCCAGAGGGTACTGAATCATTATATGTTAGAAGTCCATTACAACAAACAAAAAATTTAACATTAACATTTACATATACCGAACCTTGGACTTCAGCATCAGTTAGTATTGATAAGACATTTACAATTACACCAGAAGGTAAACCTGGTGATGAAAGTATTGTATTTGAAGTAAATCCAATGTCAGTAACACTTGGAGCAAATTCAAGAGGTATTGTAAATGATTATAAACCATCTATAACTGATATTAAATTAAAGCAAGGTTCTAAATATCTTGCGTTTAGTTCAAGTGCAAATGTTGAAAATAATTTATATACACATGGTACATTTTATATACTAAATGCATCAACATCATCTATAATAGATACTAATATTACTGCTGGTAATGTTCATTTTACATCATCATACGGAACTCAATATACGGCTTCTATGATAGTAAGTGCATCATCAAATATGAATGAATTAAGTGGAAGTATTACATATCCATTAATTATTCATCCATATTATACATCTTCAATTTACACTGCTAGTGTAGTTGTAAACTATACAAAAGTATTAGAAGGGGCCCCGCCAATACAAATACTAATAACACCAGCTGCAGTTACATTAACGGCCGATGAAGTTGGATATGTTACACCGGCCGGATATTCTTCTGCAAATACTACAATACAAGTAAAAGAGGGAGATGATTTTTTAAAATTAATAACAACTGAATCGTTTGCAAGCGCTGATGCTAGAAAAGGTACATATAAAATTAATTCAATACAACCAAGTGTATCTAATGGAATTTTTACAATCCTAACAGGTTCTTTCTCACAATCAATGAGTTCATCTAAAACAGGATTAACAGGAAGAATGAATTATGATAGATTTGATTATCCGTATGTTTCTGCAAGTGCACTTTATACAATTCAAGTATATCCCTACGCATTAGGAGCTGGTCATTTACCAACATCATCAATATATACTAGAACTCAAACATTTACAAAAAATGTAGATGCTGCAAAAGCTCGTAAAGTAGATTTTAAAGCATCTTCATATACTGTAAATTATGATAGAAATGGTAGAGTATCATTGGCATCACAAGAACCAATAATATTATCAGCAACTGCATTTAATACAACTTCATCAGCTGACAAAGTATTTTTGTATTTATATGATGTTGCACCGGATGGTGCTGAATCTGCGGAAACTCCGTTTACAGGAGATGTTGGTTCAAACCCAGTAACATTTACACTTCCTACTGTTTTGTATAATGATATAGCTCCGGATTCAATAAAAACATTTAAAATTAAACTTGTTGATGGAAACGAAACATCACCAACTGTAAATCCCTTATTATCCAGAGCAGAAGCTCAATTAACAATATCTGGTATAAAGGCTGGAGCTGATTCTTATAAACTATCATCAACAAATGATAATTGTGTAATAACTGCTGATTTATGGACTAGTTCATCTAATGGAACTGGTATGAAAATTACTACCTTTAATGGTATTCAGCAATTAACAAACTGGGGAACTGGTATATTACCAGGACCATCTTCCCCAAGTGATTTAGATTATAATAACGAACCTATTGGTATTTTAGGATATTCATCGGCATCTATATATACAAAATCCTCTTGGATTACAATGGCAGACACTAAATTTCCAGACGCATCACCTGCACAAATTGGAAACATAGCTCTATGGAAAGACCCTGCTATAAATAAATCAGGTGAAATTGTATATAAGATAGATTTTGAAGGAGGATATTTAATTCAAACAAATCCATATGGATATCCACTTCCTAGACAAACACAATTTGTAACACAATCAATATCAGTACAATTCACACCACCAGCGGCATATTCGGCACAGTTAGAAAATGAAAGTGCAGCAGCAGTTTACAAAGTATCTGGACAATTTAGTTTAGATGCAACTTTTGCAAAAATAAGAGCAGTTAGGGGAGATACTAAATTAACTTGTGTAACTTCTTTTACAAATGCACAACGTGATGCATATGGAGTTAATGGTTATAAAGAACAAGCAGTCGTTAAAGTAAGTGATATATCAGAACACATAACTTTGGGTGGTGGATTATTACTTAATGGTATCTTACCCGTTGATGCGGAAGGTAGAGCATATACATCTGGTATTGAAAATTGGAGTAGTCCTGAAACAAACCAAACAGCAGTAATTGTATATGAAATAGATTGCGAAGGTAGACAAAAATTATACAAAACACAATCCTTTTCAGTTCAATTTGAAGGTAAGACTGGACCAGGTGTTGTAATGAGAGGTAATTGGTTAAATTCAATAGATTACATAGGAAGTGTTGAAACAACAAATTATCGTAGAGATGCGGTAATATATCCACCTAACGGAAACCCAACAACATATTATGCAGCAAAAAGTGGTAGTGGACCTGCAACATACGATAAGAATCACGCTTATATAGTTGGCGCGCAAACTCCTAGTAATGACCCTAATAATCCACATTGGGAATATTTAGGAACTCAAGATTTCTTTATAGCAGCTAAGATTGCAATATTTGATGAATCATATGTAAAGAATACATTAAATATTGGTACTAAAGATGGTAATGGGGCATTTGCAAATATTGTATTATCGGGAGGACGCAATGACCCGTATATGGCTATGGGACAGACTGGTACTGCTGGTAAAAGTGGTGACCAAACTTCTACTGGTGTTATTGGATATGATAAGCCGGGTATATTTTTGGGTATTTATGAAAATGGAGCAGCTGGAACAACTGGTAGATTTTCAATTAAATCATCAGATGGTAATAGGGCATTGAAGTGGGATGGTGATACATTAACAATTGTTGGTTCTATAAATCAAGTTGCTCCCGGTCAAAACGCTGGAACATTAAGAGGAGCTTGGGCATCATCAACTGTTTATTACGCAAATGATGTTGTAACTTATGGAGGACAGAGTTGGCAATGTACTTCATCAACTTCACACACATCAACAAATAATACAAATTCATCAACAGGATATCCCGGCGCAGGTCCTTGGACTGTTGCGGCAGCTGCCGGTGCACCGGGAGCAAATGGAACATCGGGTGCAGATGGGGCAAATGGTACATCGGGTCTTAATGGTAATAATGGTGCTGATGGTTCACCTGGCCCTGGTGTGGTGTTTAGAGGAAATTATGATTCTGGAACTGCATATTTTCATACAGCTGATGGAACTCGTAGAGATGTAGTTAGATACCCAGCAGTTACTGGAACATACTATTTAGCAAATAATGTATCTAAAAGTGGATTAGCAACTTGGGGGACTCCGGGTGTATCTGATTGGTCAACATTTGGAGCAACATTTAGTTCAGTAGCAACTGATATCTTATTGGCGCAAGATGCAACAATTACTAGAGGTTTAGTTATTGGTACTGATGGAACTTATACGGGATATCTTAGAAGTGTAAACGCAACATCTTTAACTGCTGGTAAAGGATATTTTTTAAATAATTTAGGACAATTTAGATTAGGAGATGCAACATCTACTGTTGGTGGTAAGTATCTTTATTGGGATGATAGTGATTTAGTTATATCTGGAATTATTCGTTTAAAGGATACTAATAATGTAACTAAAGTATTATTAGATTATGGAACTACATCTACCGCAGACCCATTAAACTCAACATCTGGGATACTAACAATTTCAGGATACGCATCTGGAACAGCAACATATCAAAATGGTACATTAACGGGAGAGGGTTCTAACGGTTATTTGCAAGTACCGGGATCTGGTACATGGCCATATGCGCCTACATGGAATATGGATAGAAATATCACAGCACCATTAACGGCAGCATATGAAATGACATTTAAATTCCCAGTAACTTCTTTAAGAAAAACTACTTGGATAAGTGGAACAAAAACTTATGGTCCTTATGTAGAAATGAGACTTTATGTAAGAGATAGTAGTGGTAATAGTGTGTATACTGGATTTGGTGGAGCTGAATATGTAGATACTCCTGTATTTGATGCAGATTTTGGTGGAAACTTTTATGAACAAATTAATCCGAGCTCACCACCTACTGATGTAGTATTGTATATGTCTGGTATAAATATGGTAGCTGGTCAAGTATATACTGTTAGTATTCAATATATAGTTTTCAATTTAGATTATGATAACTATATGACTATTGATTATTATATGCCTACAATAGATATAGCATATAATGCATCAGTATCATCTACTGTACTTAATCAGGTTGGTATTAATGTTGGACAAGATACTGATAGATATTTTTTAACTAGACCAGATTTTTTAAGTTCATTGGATTTAACTAATTTTCCAGATGTAGAAACATATCCTGGTTCAGGAGTTTATACAAGAAAAAATAATTCATTTCAAGATAGAAGAACAATTGGACATATTGGTGGAACATTCCTATTATTAAATCAAAATGCTATTGAGTGGCATAATTCAATGCAAAGAATTTATATTAATAATGCATCATATCCTCGCTCAAATAGAGCAGCTGGTGGTAACTTTATGACATCTTATATTTTTGGTGGATATAATAGAGCTTTCCAAATTTTAAGAGCATATGCTATGTTTGAGCCGGATTCAACAACAAATTGTTCCGGTACTTATAGTGAATATTGGTGGCCGTATTGTATGAATATAGAGAAGATAACTTATGTAACAACAAATACATGGCAAGTTTTCTTTGTAGAAGCATTACAAGATTCATCAACATGGTTTGACCCAAATGGACCTGTTGGATTTTATAGTGTAGTTGTTGCGGGTGGTACAACAACAGGGACTGGGACAGTACCAACAATAGTAAGAGTGTTTGATACATTTAACACTAGTTTTAAAATAGAATTAAGTAATGAAGATAGTAGTGGTAGTAGAATTAATATATTAGTTTATAAATAAAAAATAAATATATGGCAAGATATGTAAGTATATTTCCTTCTCGTAAACAAAGTTTAGGAACAAAAATAATGTTAGGTTCAACAAGTATTTTTGCGGATGATTTTAAAACAGCTGTAATGATAGCAAAACGAACTGTACCGGCTGGATGGCCATTTATACTGGTTGAGTATGAATATTATGATAAAGTATTTCATACCGCATATGATCCTGATTGGTCTAATCCAACTGATTATGGTATGGATGAACTTCATAGAAAAGCATTAGAAGAAGCACAACATACTGAAAATTATTAATATTATGATACGAATTGATTTAAATAAAGCATTAGAAATACATAAAAATAAGATAAGGGGTAAAAGAGAAGAACTTTTTAAACCACTTGATGTTAATTTTATGAAAGCATTAGAGAGGGGAGATTCTGAAACAGCAGCCCAAATAGGAGCAACTAAACAGGCACTAAGAGATGCAACTGATATTGATATAAGTAATATATCTACATTAGATGAATTAAAATCTACATGGAATTCTGAAATTTTAGGAGATTCTCCATACGGAAACTAAAAAAGTATATATTTATATATATAAACAATAATATATTATGGCAACGCAAATTGAAAAATTACAACCGGAACAACTTGAAAAATTAAAAGGATTTCAAGCAAAATCAAATGATATTGTGGTATCATTGGGACAAATTAGTGTAAGAATTAGAGAATTCAATAACGAAATTAAAAAATTAGAAAAAATTAAAGAAGAATTGGATTTGGATTTTGATAAAAATGCAGATGAATTGAGTATAGTTTTAAAAGAATTGGAAGCTAAATATCCAATGGGTGAAATAGATTTAAAAGAAGGCGTTGTTATTTTTGATGTAGAAGAAAAATAAATTTGGTAGTTTCCAAATAATTTCGTATATTTGTTACAATGAAGAAAAAGTTACTCTATATTGCGCCACACTTATCTACTGGCGGACAACCACAATACCTATATAAACAGGTAAAAGAATTCATAAAAGATTTTGAAATTGAAGTTGTTGAAATAAACAACAGTGGAGGAAATGCTTTTGTTGTTCAAAAAAACAGAATAAAATCTTTAGTTAAGGTTCACACATTAGGAGAAAATAAATCGGAAATAATTGATATTATTAATTTATTTAAACCTGATATTATTCACTTTCAAGAGATTCCACAATTTGATTTATCTACGCCAATATTAGACAGAATATTTTCAGATAAAAGAAAATATTTTATTGTAGCATCAACACATGGTTCGTTTACAAATCCAGAAGATATAGTTTATCATCCTGATAGATATATTTTAGTATCAGAATGGAGCAGACAAAAATTTATTGATACTGGTGTCGATACTGATATATGGGAATATCCTATTGAAGAATATGCATTTGATAAAAAAGAAGCACAAAAAGAATTGGGATTTGAATCCGATTGGAAACATGTATTAAATGTTGGATTATTTGCACCTGGTAAAAATCAAGGTGAAATATTTGCAATAGCAAGACAATTGGAAAAATACAAAATTAAATTTCATTTTGTAGGAAATCAAGCTGGAAACTTTGAACACTATTGGGGACCTTTAATGAAACATAAACCTGAAAATTGTGTTATATGGGGAGAGAGAACTGATGTAGATACTTTTTATGCAGCTTCTGATATGTTTTATTTTTCATCTACATTAGAACTAAATCCATTATCAGTTAAAGAAGCACTTTCATTTAAGATGCCTTCTATATTTAGAAAATTACACACTTATTTGGATACTTATGATAATAATTCATTGGTAACTTATATAGATAATGATTTAAAATTAACAAAAAGAATTATATTAGAAAAACTTAATCCTGAATTTAATGAAATACCTGGTTGGTTTTCATATTCAGATTTATATGATGATGTTGTTGATAAAGCTCCGTTTGATTCTACTTTTGTTGAAGTTGGGACTTGGCTTGGAAAATCTACAAACTATTTAGCAAGTAAAATTAAAGAATCAAAAAAGAATATTAATTTTATAACAATAGATACTTTTAAAGGAACTGATGATGAAGAATTGCATCAAAATATAGTAGGTTCATTTAATGGAGATGTATTTTATGAATTTATAGATAATACAGTTCTTTCTAATAATTATGGTTCATTTAATATTATAAAAGATACATCACACAATGCAGCTAATCAATTTTCAAATGGTAGTATTGATTATATAATGCTAGATGCAGGTCATTCATATGAAGATGTTACCAATGATATAAAAATATGGTATAATAAAGTAAGACCAGGTGGTATTATTAGTGGTGATGATTATGGTGGAAGTTTCTTTCCTGGTGTTACTCAGGCTGCAGACGAATTCTTTTATAAACAATTTAATAGAGGTTTTAGAAATTGGTATAGAACAAAACCCCGTATTCAAGTTAAGCATTTATTAACTAGACCAGATGATATGAGAGAGATGGTTAGTATTCAATCATTAAAACAATTATCAAAATACGGAATAGATTATCAACAAATAATTAATAAACCATATGAAGGATTGGCACCTGCGGAAAATTGTAGGAGACCTGAACATATAAGTAAAGATAATAAGCCGGGAGAATTATACCCTGGTGCTGGTTTGGGATGGATGACAGGTAGGCACTATGGATGTTATATGGCACACAGAATGGCTTTAGAAACAATGGATACTGAAAATTATGATTACACTTTGATATTTGAAGCTGATGCATTTATCTATACTGGTTTGGAAGAATTTGTTGAAATAGTACATAGAGCATGCTTTTTATCAGAAAGAGATGCCGTACCATTTATTTCATTTGCAGATAATCCATCAAGAGAAAAAACAAAAATTGATGAAATGTTTTCAAAGACAGCATTTAATCAAGATTTAGCACATTGTTATTTAATTCCAAATAGAGAAAAGCAATGGTGGTTAGATAGAATTGAAGATTGCGGGTGGGATGTTGGTGACCTTTGGTATAATCATGTGTTTGCAAATCATCCAAGACCTAGATATACTACAAATAAAGTGTATAGTAAGCAAGCCGAAGGATTTTCTCTTTTGGATTTAACAGTTAAAACTTGGAGTTAATGATTTACGATAATTTAAAAAAGAATAAAAATAATATAGTTGAAGTTCAAAATAAACTAATTCTTCATTTTGTTAGAGGACCTTATGCTGAAATTAAAGGAAATAAAAGTGCAGAATATAAAATAGAATTTATTAATAACAAAACTGGAGAAATATTATATCAAAGTACTATTAATAATAATTGTTGGTGTAAATGTAATTTTGAATATTTTATAGAATGGAAAGTTAGAGTATATGAAAATGGAAAACTTTGGAATGAGCATTTATTTGATGCAGAAGATAAAAGAATTTATATAGCATTGGATTCCAAAGCATTGGGTGATTCATTAGCTTGGTTTCCATATGTTGAAGAATTTAGAAAAAAACATAAATGTAAAATGATAGCATCTACATTTATGAATGATATGCTTAAGGAGCAATATCCAGAAATAGAATTTGTAAATCCTGGTAATAATGTTGATAATCTTTATTCGATGTACGCTATTGGTTTATTTTATGATAATGATGGTAAAGTTAATTTATTAAAAAATCCAAATAATTTTAGAGAGCAAACAATGCAAAAAATGGCATCTGATATTTTAGGATTAGAATTTAAAGAAGTAAAACCAAAATTAAAAGAAAGAAATATAACACCAAATCCACATTTAAAGCAAGTTTGTATTGGTGTATTTGGAACTGCACAATCTAAATTTTGGAATAATCCAACTGGATGGCAAGATGTGGTGGATTGGTTAAATAATAAAGGATATACAGTTAAATTAGTATCTAAAGAGAATGATGACTATATGGGAAACAAATTACCAAAAGGAATAATCAAACACCCAGATGGTCCTTTGGAGTTGGTTATGGATGAGATGAAAAAATCCAAAGCATTCATAGGTATTGGTAGTGGATTGAGTTGGTTGAGTTGGGCATTGAATGTTCCTACTGTATTAATTAGTGGATTCTCATATGATTGGGCAGAGATGGAAGATTGTATTAGAATTTCGGCTCCAAAAGGTAAATGTGAGGGGTGTTTTAATAGATTAAGATTAGACGCTGGAGATTGGAATTGGTGTCCTGACCACAAAGGAACTGATAGACAATTTGAATGCACCAAATCAATATCATCCCAACAGGTGATAAAAGAATTGGAAAAATTCTTATAGAAATTTAAAAACAATATAGTTATATATACAAACAATAAACAATAAAAATAAATTTTATGGCAGAATTAGACAAAATTCCACAAACACAAAAAATCGAAATCGCAACAGTAAAGTTGGATGAAGATGTGGTAGCTAGCATTAATGATTATAATGAGAAATCAAGTTTAATAATCAATGATTTTGGAAGTATCTATATAAGAAAAAGAGAAATCCAAGATGAATTGATTAAATTGGATGAGATTTTAGAAAAAGGTGAAGATGAATTCAAAGCTATTCAATTTCAATTAAAAGAATTAGTTGATAGTTTAGATGAAAAGTATCCTCAAGGTAGAATTAATCTTGGAGAAGGAACAATTCAGTATCAGCCAGGAGCACCTACTAGAAAGCAAATGCAAGAGCAACAAAATCAAAGACCACAACAACAACAATCTGCTGGTACTGCGATGAAAGTTGTAAAAGAATAATCTCATATATTTATATGATATAAGGTATCGTATAATGAGTGAATTATCAAATTTTTTAGTAGAATCAATATTATTGGAAGCGGCTCAGATAGACAAACAAATAGTTGTCTATTCAGGCCGCTTTCAACCTTTTCATAAGGGCCACTTTGCAACATATCAAAACCTTGTAAAGAAATTCGGGTCTGATAGTGTTTATATCGGAACTTCTAATGTTACCGATTCAAATAAATCTCCTTTTAATTTTAACGAAAAGAAAGCAATAATGACAAAGATGTTTGGGATACCAGCATCTAAAATTGTTAATGTTAAAAATCCATATGCTCCATCTGAAATTTTAAACAAATATAATGAAGATACAACTGGTTTAATAGTTGTGGTGGGTGAGAAGGATGAAAATCGTTTAGGTGGCAAATACTTTACTCCATATAAAGGTAAGGTAACCGAACCTTATTTAGATAGAGGATATGTTTATGCAGCACCATCCGAATCAAATCCTATTAGTGGTACTGATGTTCGTTATTGGTTAAGTGCTGGTAGTGAATCTGAAAGAAAAAAGAATTTTACAAAAGCATATCCAAAGTTTGATGACCAAATATTCAAAATGATTACTCTTAAGTTGAAAAAACTTAAAGAATGTATTAATGAAGAAATTACTTTAAATGTAAAAGTTGGCGATACTCTATTAATGGGTAAATTCAAAAACAAAAAAGTATTAGTTAAGGATATTGGTAAAGATGAATGGGGAATGCCAACAATTAATGGTAAGAAAGCAGTGACATTTAGAATACCTAAAAAAGAGAATTTAAAAGAAATGGGATTTCCTGGTGGAGCTGGTGTTGGTTTAAGTTTACCGGGTGGATATATTAATGGAGCACCTGATTCCAAAGATGTTAAGAAAAATAGTAAGAAACTTAACAACAAAGGAATGAGTGGATATGAAGATATTGATGAGAATTGGGATTCGGAATATGAAGAAGTTGATGAGATAGCAGTTCAAAAGGATAGAATACCTGGTGGTTTGGCAAAAGGTAAAACCCTAATTGATTTGGCTAAGAGATGGGATTCTAAAGGATACTATGACCAAAAACAATTTGCAACTGAATATCTTAAGAAAAAATTATTACAAGGTATTAAAGTTGAAATGGAACATACAACCGATGTGCACTATGCAGCTGAAATAGCTATGGACCATTTATGGGAAGATTTAAAATACTACGATAAGTTAGCAACTATTGAAAACGAAAATATAATAAAAGAAGAAAGTGGAATTTGGTCTATACCAAACGATGGTAATAGTGTGACTGGATATCAATGGAATAAAAATTGGGATGATTATGATAAAGCGCAATATTATTTACAAGGATTACCAGATTGGACAACAAAAGATGAAGTTCCATCTGAAAGAGAAAAGAAAAAAGCAGTAGACCAAAAATTACCAATAGATAATCACGATGATAGTGTTCACAAATACAATCGTACACTAAAATACGGATTTACAAAACCAAATGAAGCTTCTGATAAAAATGTTATTGGTACTACGGATGTATATCCTAACAAATGGGACAATGATGTAAATACGGATGAAAGAATTAATATTACTGAAGGGTTATTAACAGAAGGTGGTGCTTATGGACATATGAATCATCCATTTGATATTGAAATGAATCTTACATTTGGTGATTTAAAAAATATTGTAACCAAAGCACTTAATGGTGATTTAGAAACTGTAAGAGAAAAAACCGATGGCCAAGCATTAGCAATTAGTTGGGTAAATGGTAGATTAGTTGCGGCTCGTAACAAATCACATCTAAAGAATAAAGGTGAGGGTGCTATGACAATAGGACAAGTAGCAGATAAGTTTGCTGGTAGAGGTGGATTAACCGATGCATATAATTTTGCAATGCAAGATTTGTCAAAAGCAATAGGAGCTCTATCAGAACCACAAAGAAAAAAAGTATTTAAAGATGGAGCATGTTTTATGAATTTGGAAGTAATATACCCAACATCAGTAAATGTAATTCCATACAATCAACCACTTTTAGTATTTCATGGTACATTTGAATATGATAAAGATGGTACAGTGATTGGTGAAAACCAAGACGCAGCTAAAGTATTAGGTGGTATGATTAAGCAAGTAAATGCACACATTCAATCCAAATATACAATTCAGGGACCTCCAATGCAAAAATTACCTAAATCAGAAGACCTTTCTAAATTGCAAGGTAAGTATTTAGGAATGATAACTAAATTACAATCTGAATTTGCATTGAGTGATAAGGATGGTGTGGCTGATTATCATCAAGGATGGTGGACAAACTTTGTAAATAAGAATGCAAAGGGATTAGATGCACAGCAAAAAATAGGATTAGTTAAAAGATGGGCTTTTGGTGACAAGAGTTTCCGTATAGCAGATATAAAAGACCCTAAAATACAAAAATGGGCAGATTCGACTGATAAGAATGACCAAGCTAAAATATCAAAACAAAACTTAATGAGATTTGAGGAGATATTTTTAGGAGTTGGTGCGGAAGTATTATCATTTATGGATTCGGTATTAACCGCAAACCCAAAACAAGCTACTAAACAAATGTTAGCTCGTTTGGAAAGTACAATAGCAGATGTTAAAGCAAGTGGTGACCCTAAAAAGATTGCAAAACTTAAATTAGAATTGAGCAGAATGCAAGCGTTAGGTGGGTTTGATAAAATTGTACCAAATGAGGGGCTAGTATTTGTATATGGTGGCAACACTTACAAATTAACAGGTGCATTCGCACCCCTAAATCAAATTTTAGGTATTTTCTTCGCAAAATAATCGTTTTCTTAATTTTGATATACTTATATATACAAATATATCGTATATAGTATGGCAAAGGAATTCAATAAAAAGTTTATGCATCCAACTCGTAGAAAGTTGGTTGATATGGTAATGCATGGTGCTGAATATGAAAAGGAATCATTTATTTCATTTTCTGGAGCAGATAAAGAAAAGGTAAAAAGAAAAGTTGGTGAAAAGTGGACAGATGAAAATGGTAAATCTTGGGAACAATTAGAAGCTGGTAAAATAGAAACATCCGATTTGGGTGATACTATGGCTGAAGTTAGAGCTTATTTAGATAAATTAAATACTTGCAAATCTGAAGATTGTAAAACTATTAAAGTTGGTAGAGTTGATAAAAAATTAATATCAAAGACTGGTTATTGTGCGGCATGCTTAGCTAAATTAGAAACTCGTATCAAATCAGATGGATTATGGAAAGAATATGAAGATTATAAAATATATTCTAATATGATTGGGTATGGTAATGATGTATTGGCTCAATTTAGACAAGCATTAGCAGATTGTAAGCAAGAATATGAAATGGTAAATGAAGATGGTACTATTGAAAAATGGAGAATGGAAAGAGATGTTGAAGAAATGAAAGCAGAGATATCATCTGATATTGCAAAATATGAAAAAGAAATCCAAGATATTATTAAATTAAGAAATGAGGCTTACGCTAAATTAAAAGATAAAAATTACGATTTAGTAAGACCACTTAAAGATTAATATGAGTACTGGAATAACACAAAAGAAATCTTTAAAAGAGATTATTGCAGAAGAATACAAAAAATGTGCGGTAGACCCAATACATTTTATGAAGAAGTATTGTATGATTCAGCATCCGGTAAGAGGTAAGATACCTTTTCAACTATTTCCATTTCAGGAAAAGACTTTAACACAATTTAAAGATAATAGATTTAATGTAGTATTGAAATCACGTCAAACTGGTATCTCAACACTTTGTGCTGGGTTCTCACTTTGGAAAATGATATTCAATTCAGATTTTAATGTGTTGGTTATTGCAACAAAGCAAGAAGTAGCAAAGAACTTAGTAACTAAGGTAAGAGTAATGCATGATTTGCTTCCAACATGGCTTAAAGGAGGTTCAATGGAAGATAATAAACTTTCCCTTCGTTTACAAAATGGTTCTCAAATTAAAGCTATTGCTAGTTCTCCTGATGCAGGACGTTCTGAAGCCTTATCACTTCTTATATTTGATGAGGCAGCCTTCATTGATGATATTGATGAGATTTGGGTATCGGCTCAATCTACGCTTTCAACGGGTGGTAGTTGTATTGCCCTTTCTACTCCTAATGGTGTGGGTAATTGGTTTCACCAAACTTGGTTAGGAGCTGAAGAAAGTAGAAATCCATTTAATACAATTCGTTTACATTGGACAGTACACCCTGAAAGAGACCAAAAATGGAGAGATGAGCAAGAAAAACTATTAGGTGTAAAGAAAGCAGCACAAGAGTGTGATTGTGACTTTGTATCTTCTGGTGAAACTGTAATTGAACCAGAAACTCTAATGTTCTATAAAGAAACATACATTCAGGACCCAATAGAAAAGGGTGGTTTTGATGGAAATCTTTGGAAATGGGAACATGCTGATTATTCTAAATCTTATATGGTAGTTGCCGATGTAGCTAGAGGTGATGGAGCCGATTATTCCACATGTCACGTAATTGATATCGTTAATTCAGTTCAAGTAGCAGAATATAAAGGTAAAGTTGATACAAAAGATTTTGGAAACTTCTTAGTAGCACTTTCAACTGAATATAATGATGCTTTATTAGTTGTGGAGAATGCAAATATTGGTTGGGCAACAATTCAGCAAGTAATTGATAGAGGATATAAAAACTTATTCTATATGAGTAAGGATTTAAAATATATTGATGTTGAGAATCAAATTACCAATAGATATAGAGCAGAGGATAAAGGATTAGTAGCTGGATTTTCAACCACTTCTAAAACTAGACCGTTGATTATATCAAAATTAACGGATTATTTTAGAGAAAAAGCTATAACAGTTCGTTCTTCTCGTTTGATAGATGAATTATTTACATTTATTTATATGAATGGTAGAGCTGAGGCTATGAAAGGTTATAATGATGACTTGGTGATGGCATTTTCAATTGGACTTTGGGTTAGGGATACTGCACTTCGTTTAAGACAAGAAGGTATTGATTTAACTAAACAAGCTGTAAGTGGTATAACAACAAATACATCTCAAGGTATTTATGGTGGTGGTAGTACGATAGATGATGACCCTTGGAAAATGAGAGTTGGTGATGGTTTTGAAGATTTATCTCAATGGTTGTAGTGTTTTGATATTTTACGATATTTATGTTATATAATGTCAAAATAAGATTTTGTAGAAATTAATAATAAATTATGGCAGAGCAGGAATTAGATGACAGAAGTTTTTTTGGTAGGTTAAAGAAATTATTCTCAACCAGTGCAATTGTAACCGTTGATAAAGATGGTAAACGCAAAGTTGTAGATACCGATGAACGTCAAATGAATACAAATTTTGTAAATCTTAGAGATAGATATACAAAATTACAAAGGTCTTATTACGAAACCAATCAGGGTGCACAATCGATGGCATACCATCAAGTTCGTAGAGAATTATTTAGAGATTATGATGCTATGGATAATGACCCTATTATTGCATCAGCATTAGATATTTATTCCGATGAATCTACAACAAAGAATGAATATGGTGATATATTAGCAATTAAATCAACAAATGAAAATGTAAGTGCAATACTTCATAATTTATTTTATGATGTAATTAATATTGAATTTAATTTATGGCCATGGGTTAGAAATCTTTGTAAATATGGTGATTTCTTTTTAGCATGGGAAATAGCAGAAGGTAAGGGTGTTGTAAATGTAATACCATATTCTGTATATAATACTGAAAGATTAGAAGGTACTGACCCTAATAATCAAAATTATGTTAAGTTTAAAGTTGAATTGGATAGATTTGGTAAAAAAGAATATGAGAACTATGAAATGGCTCACTTTCGTATGTTATCAGATACAAACTTCCTCCCTTATGGCAAAGCTATGATTGAAGGCGGCCGCAGAGTTTGGAAACAATTACAATTAATGGAAGATGCGATGCTAATCCATCGTATTATGAGAGCACCTGAAAAAAGAATATTTAAAATTGATATAGGTAACATCAATCCTCAAGAAGTTGATAACTATATGCAAAAAATTATTAACAAAATGAAAAAAACTCCATTTGTTAATAAAGATACTGGCGATTACAACTTAAAATACAATATTCAAAACCTTACGGAAGATTTCTTCTTACCTGTGCGTGGTGGGGATAGTGGGACATCAATTGAAAACTTAGCTGGATTGGAATATGCAGCAATTGAAGATATTGATTACCTAAAAGCTAAACTATTTGCAGCATTAAAAGTACCTAAAGCATTTTTGGGATATGAAGAAGATGTAAATGGTAAAGCAACTCTTGCAGCTCAAGATGTTCGTTTTGCTAGAACTATCGAAAGAATTCAAAGAACAGTTGTTAGTGAATTATATAAAATAGCTATTGTGCACTTAGCAGCTCAAGGAATAGATGATTCTGAAATGACTAACTTCCAACTTACTTTAACTAACGCTTCTACAATATATGAGCAAGAGAAAGTAAATCTTTGGAGTGAAAAGACTAGATTAGCATCTGATATCAAAGGAATGAATATGTTATCTACTGATTGGGTTTATCATAATGTGTTTGGGATGAGTGAAGATGAAATGGATATGCAAAGAGCTAAGATGATATTAGACCTTAAAGACCGTTTCAGATACAATTCAATAGAACAGCAAGGACAAGACCCGGCAAATCCACCACAACAACAAAATGTGGAGGAGGAGATTGAAAAAATGAAGCAGGAGATTGTAGACAATAAAGGTGGTAGACCAAGAGAGGGAAATACATATGGTAAAGATAAACATCCATTAGGTAGAGACCCATTGGGAAATAAAGAAAATGAAGCTGAGAGGAAAAGAGAAACTCGTACAAACGAATCAAATAAAAAATTAGCACAAGAATATATTAATGGAATTTCATCCAAAAAGAAGATTTTAAGTGAAAAATCTGAAAAATCTAGCCTTTTAGATGAAAAAAACATATTAGATGACACCAAATTTTAATAAACATTAAAAAGTTTATATTTATATGTGTTAATTTATAGGTAGGTTTAAATATAGGGTAATAAATGAAAAAAATAAAACATTCCAAAGTTAAGAATACTGGGGTGTTATTTGAGCTTTTAGTAAGACAAATAACATTGGAGGTACTTAATGGTGATAAGACAGAAAATGCAAAACATATAGTAAAAGAATTCTTTGCCGCAGGTACTGAATTAAATAAAGAATTACGTCTTTATGATTTACTATTAAAAGAGAAATACAATTCGGAATCAAAAGCAGAAATGTTTGTAGAAACTGTATCTCAAGCACATTCTAAATTAAATGGTGTAAAACTTTCTAAAGAAAAGTATAATCTTATTAAAGAGATTAATTCAAAATTTGAATTAGAGCAATTTTTAACATCGCCTATAACTAATTATAAAGTATTAGCATCAATATATAAAGTATTTGAATCCAAAAAATCAGAAAACTATGATATTAAAGATGTATTTAATTCTAAAATTACATTAATTGAGAATATTATCTCAAGACCAACTACAAATAAAGTAGAACCTACATCTGATAGTACAAAACTAATAGAAACCTACAAAAAGCAAGATAAAGACCTAAGATTATTAACCTATAAGATTCTTGTTGAAACTTTTAATAAAAAATACACAAATTTAGATGAAAAACAAAAAGGCTTGTTAAAAGAGTATATTAATAACATGTCTAATACATCTAAATTTAAAGATTATTTAGCAGTAGAACTTCCACAAATTGTAAAAGAATTAAAAACAATTAAATCTAAAATATCAGATAAAGTAACTACAATTAAATTGTCAGAAACTATTTCTGTTTTAGAAAAAATGAAAATTGGCAAAACTGTAACCGATAATAATGTTTCATCTATCATGCTTTCTTATGAATTAATCAAAGAATTAAAATCAAAAGTAAATGTCAAATAGACTAAAGGAAATAATTAAAGGTATAGTTAAAGAAATTCAAGAGGAGACAGAATTAGAAGAAGCTACTGGAACTGGCGCTGTTGCTGGATATAATACTCCAAACGCTTTTAGTGCACCTGGCCAAACTGCAAAGAAAAATAAAAGATTGGCTAGTGTAAGTGGTGGTGAGGTTGTTAGTGATTTAGAAGAAGCAAAGGATTGGTTAAAAAACGATGTTCCCGCTGATTCTAAAAAACCATTAGAAATAAAACCAACAGCAATTAGTTCAGCTGATGCTGGTGGTATTGCAGATAAAAGTGGTATGATATTAGCTAAAGATGATGATGATGCAAATTTAAATGAAAATCGTTGGTTAGCAATAAAAAACGAAGAAGGTTCACCAAAAGCTAAAATGAGTAAAGGTGTAACAAGCATCAAACAACAGTTAGGTGAGGTAGAAAAGTTTGTAAACTGGTATTCTAAAATAAAAAATGAGAATGGGGTGAATAGAGATGATTACTATAAAAGAACTCATAAAAGTTTACATAAAATTAAAGAAAGGTTAATGAATCTTTCAGAAAAAATAAGAACATTATAATATGAACACATCAATTACAAAATCAAGACTAAAAGAATTAGTTAAAGAAGTAATGACTGAAGAAAACGAATATCAAGCGTTTTTCGCTAAAGCATTAGAAAAAGCTGGCAAAGGTATCAACGATATGACCGATGATGAAAAGAAAGCATTTTTTAATAAAGTAGATGGTG